GACTATATTCAAAAGCTGTTGCTGTAGTTCTTCCTACTGTATATTTAAAATAATATACACCATCTGGAAATTTATCCTCTGTTAATCCTATCATATCAGGAGTTATAATAAATTCATCATTAGATGAAGTAGAGGGAAATGCTGGAGTGTTTGCAAATAAATCAATTGAAGTTACATCTCCATTTGGATCTGTTATTTCCAGGACCGCAGTTTCAGCGTCAGATGTTGCTGAATTTGGAGTTCCCCAACCGTTAACATTTGAAGAACTAAAAGCTCCTGTAGTTTCTGTAAATGTCATTTGATTACAGCTTCCACTTAAGCATATGTTAAAATCTAATACTACTACACTCATTTGTTATTTGGATTAAAAAAGGGTAAGTAGATATTTCACTACCTACCCTTTAGTTTGGAATTTATAATAAATAGATTACACAATACCCAACTGAGTAGTGAAGCCAGGAGCTCCAGTACCAGTAGATAACCATGCATCTAGAACATCCATTACAGATGTTACTGCACCTTCCATGTTAGTTCCAATACCACCAGCAGAGCCGTTAGTAGTTGTAACTGCACCAATAACTAGTGACTTACGTGATTGTTCAGTAGTTCCAACACCACCATTTGATTGATCAAAATAATCAACCACACATTGTGACCAACCTGTACCAGAACCAGCAGCAAGATAAGTTACTGCATTTGCTCTTTCAACAAATGGAGGTACAGATACACGGTAGATGTTACCATCTTGACACAACCATTCTAGATCTTGAATTTGTTCAGTAGTTCCAGAACCTTCATTAGCTCCAGTAGTATAAGTAACAGTAGTTACACCGAAACCATCAGTCAAAAGAACTTTGAAACGATTTTTGTAGTAACGGAATTTACCTACAGAGTAAGTTTTTGGCATACCTGTAATTTTAATTCCAAAGTTACCAGCGTTACCAACTGCTGCTGTCATAGAACTTACGTTAGTTACAGTGAAGGCTGCTGAAGCTCCTTGGTATGGAGTTTTCAAAGTGATAGTACCGTTACCAGTATCATCAACTGAAGCGATTTCATAAACTGCACCTGCACCACCTGCAACACCTGCTGCAAATCTTACAAATCCATCAGCAACAAAGTCAGTTGATGGAGTACCACCAGAACAAGTTACCAAAGTAGATCCATAAACAGTAGTTAAAGTTCCTGAAGCCGCTGTGTTATTAGTTGAAGTAGCTGAACAAACCAATTCAAATTTAGCATAACGATCAGGCATTTTGCTGAAGTTAGCAATTAGAGATTCTTGAAGACCTCTTGCAATCTCAGCTTGAGTTGCAGAAGCATCAGAGAAATAATCAAATGGTTTGTACATATCACGATTACCAAAAGTGTTTTGTTCACCTTGCATCAAAATACGTCCAATGTACTGAGTTGAGCTATATGGATCAATTTTCAAAGTTGAAGTTGTTCCATCATAACCAATTGCAGTAACTTGTTCTACCGCTGTAACTGCTACTTTAGCTTTATAGGCTGTAACATTCTTACGGATGATTACATCACTTTTAATTGGAACTTTAGTAGCTCCTTGTGATTGCATTACAATAACAGCAGGTTCTGATACTACTGTAGTTGAGTTTAATACTGTTCCAGCAGCTACTGCACCTTGTCCAGTTGCGATTACTACTGTTTCACCATCTACAATATATGTAGAAGCACTAGGATCTGTTGCTGTTGCAGAACCAGTCCTAGAGATTTTCTTCCCAAGAAGAAGGTTTAAAGAATTGTTTGTTGTGATCATTTTTATTTATTTGTTTTTAGTTTATATTTAATTTAATTATATAATTCTTGAAAGAATACCAGTTGTAGCTGAAGTAATTTGTAAATTAAACAATCCTACTTTATTAGCTGTAGAAACTGTTAGAGTTGCACCACCAGTTATTGCTGGAGTTGCTACAGCAATAGTAGCACCTGCATCTACTGCTACAGTTACTGTATTAGCACCTGCTGAGTTATCTACAATAAATGGAATTGATGATCCAGTTCCTATTGTAATACCAGCTGCTGCAAAAGCTGTAATTGTAGCTGCTACTGAATCTAATGTAACTGTTACACCTGCTGCTGAAGTAGAACTAAATCCACCTGCAATCAATCCTGCTTTTACTACTGCTAAAGTAGCTGCTGCTGTAGTGTTTACTGCTGTAAGTGTTCTATTTTGAATCATGTTAGCTCCTGCTACTATGTTGCTAGAAGCTGTTACTTTACCTGTTACAGCTACTGATCCTCCTAATGTAGAAGCTCCAGTTACTGTAAGAGTAGCTAAAGTTGTACCACCATCAATAACTGCTGATACTTGATCAACTAGTCTATTGAATTGGTATGAATAAACTGGTAATACATTAAGGTTGTTTCCTGTAGCTCTAGCTACATTCACTGACTCTTGTACTACTTTGTAATTATCTAATGCTGCCATTTTGTTTTATTTCTTTTTAAGATTTAATTATTCTGTTATATTTTGTTTATCTAATTGTAAACTTGGATCTTGAACATATTGTTTAGCCAGTTGTACTGTTTCATGTAACAACTCTCTATGAAAACTATCATTTAATTCACTTACTGGATTAGCAATATTTGTTACCAAATCTATTGGTCTTGGTTTTTTAATGTAACCTATTTTATATGCTGTAATTGTAAATGTTCCATCAGTTACTAATTGGTGCTTTCTTCCTTCAGATCTAAGTCTAAATACTCTTCCTTCAGAACCTTTAACAAATGGTTTTCTAAAAGGATTTCTTTCAGCATATAAAAACTCGTCATGGCTAATTTCCATAACATCAGGCTTTACATATACTGTTGTATTATTTGCTATTGTACAGTCTAATCTATTGCTTACGCAATCTTCATAGATAGTATACCAATAAACATCGTCAAAATTAGTCGGTCCTGCTGGTGATGTTGTATTGGCGTTAGTAGTATCAATTAACGTGTTAGGTAAAGTGACATAGACAGCATTATCAAAAAAACCAGTAGTAAAAGAAGTAATTGTTTTATAAGTAACCAATTCTCCAATTTCTTGAATTCGTTTTTCTGTTTCTTCAAATCCTTCTTTAAGTCTATTTGAGTTAGGTCCATATTTTTTTATAATAAGGGATTCCTGTGCTTCAGAAGCTATTTGAGAAATTTCATCAGCAGTATAACCAGGAGCCCCATTTGAGGCTACCTTGTCATACTCTATAAAAAATTTATTTAAAAACTCACTTTTAGTCATGTTTCTTTTTTAATAATTGAGCTTTTATTCTCGCCTCTGTCCAAGGTTTTCCTTTTTTACTTAAACTGATTTTTAATTTCTGCTCTTCAGTTTTTGCTTTTCCTTTGTGAAGTAATCCTAAATTTTTCTTGTGTTCTTCTGAAAGTTTTCTCCCAGTTAATCCTTTGCTGATATTTAGTCTTTTTTCTTCATCTAAAGTCCAAGTTCTACCTAATTGACTTCCTGCTACTTTGCAAATGTTATATTCTGGTTTGAAAAGATCTAACCACACCTGCTCTCTTTCTAACAACTTAGTTTTATCATCAACTAACTCTATAATTTCAAATGAAAAATTATCTTTACCATATTTTTCCCAGGATCTTTGAAAATGTGGTGAATGATGGTTTTTTCTTCTTAAATCATACATGTGTTGATTATATCTAAGTCTAAAATTAACAGCACTACCAATATACATCTTATTATTTTTAAGATTTATAATTGAATATATTACCGATTTTGTTGTTAATTTGGTCATTTATTACTTAGATTTACTAGCTTCAATTCTAGCGTTAATTGTCATTAGAACATCTTGATACTTAACATTGTTTAATTTAGCAATTGTTTCATCTAGATTACCTAGAGATTCACCTCCAGGCAGTTCATATTCTAATCCTTTTTTAATAATAGCTCTAGCATCAATTGCTTCAGATATTAAAAGTTTCATTTCATAGTTAGGATCTTCTACAATAGCTAAGAAGCCATCTAGATCATTTTCTATAATTGAATCTACTTGTCCTACCATCCAATCAATACTAGCATCAGATTGTACTCTTTTACCATATACTTTGAAGAAATTTTTTAGACGTGTATCAGATACTTGCATTTTACCAAATGCCATATAAGCCGTTTTCTTCTTATCAGCTTTGTTACGTTTTTCTATTGTCTCTTCTTCTAAATCAGATAAACAGAATCTGTAAGTACCTTTATCAAATCTTGAACTAAAGCTTGGAGCAATTGAGTCTTCATTAGCTTTTAGAATAACATATTTAACAACATCTCCTGGATCTTTTAAATCAAGAATTTCACTATTTTTATCTAGTTTTACTTCTTTACCTAACCAATAGTTGTTTTTATTAAAAATATTAAAGCTATCTACATCAACTGCTAAATTTTTAGCTAGTTCTCTTTTTTCTTCTTCATTAAAATCTTTTAATGGATCTACTAATTTACCATTATCTTGTCTAATAGGCACACAAAAAGTAGCATCTACTCCTGTATACATAAAATGACCATCATGACCAGGTTTTAACCAGCCACCATTTCTGGTGACTGGCATAACCCTAACTTTTTTATTCTTTAATGCTGTACTCATTTTTAGAATTGTTTATTTAACATTTTTATTTTATTAATTACGCCAAAATATTTGGTATAATTTGGATACATCTCATTGGATTCTTAATCATAGCTCCACAAACAGACATACGGTGAATTGTATAACCATCAGTTGAGTTAGCCATAATGTTATTTTTACCATCTAGGCTAAATGGATTACGAAGACCTGGTACATAACCAATAATATCTTCAGAACCTTTAACATATACCTTACGGATATTTGGTTCACCATCAGCAGTACCAACATCTAGGATGTCGTATCTGTAAGATTCAGCAACACCACCATCTGGATGGTAGATTTTGTTACGCTCTGGATCATCATACATAGGCTCATGAGAAAGAGTTACCTCAATTCCATTTGGTCCTATATATTCTAAGAACTGACCACGGAAGCCCATTGCATTACCTTTACCACGGTAAACACGGTTAGTGTCAAACAATGGAGTATAAAGAGATACATGGTTTTCTAGAGCAGCAGAGAATTGATACATACCCCACTCACCTGTTCTGATAACAAATTTACGTCTGTCTTGAGAGATTTTACCTGCTGACAAGCCAAGTAATTGCTCGGTCAACCATTTAATGTTAAATGTGTTGTAATAAGCGATGTTAGATGGAGCCATTTGAGCACGGATACCTGCACCTTGACGGATTTCATATCCTGATTTACCTTTATTCAAGTAAGTACCTTGATCTGTTTTATTAGATGTAGCAAAATACAATAATTTGTTTTTTTCTTCTCTAAATTGAGCTTCAAATTCATAATCTGCATATTGCATCCAAGTTGTATGGATTTTACCCATTTCATCTTGAAAAGAGAATCTAACAGGACGGTTAATCATGTTACCTGGACGAGTATCTTCCATTCTAATTTGAGAAAAAGAGTTTCTCATTCTAAATGGAGAAGTGTAATGTACTCCACCACCTTTTTTAGATAGAGTAGATTCAACTGGTGACCACTCTTTAGAGAAGCGTTTACCAGCAGCAAGTTCTGCAATTGGAACATACAATGTAGGATCTCCAGTAAGAAGTTCTACTTCATATTCCCAATTACTTCCAATTTGAATTGGGTCTTTAACTATCCTCAATGGATAAGCTTCATTTTTTTCACCAACAATCAAATTCACATCTGTGAAATATTGTTCTGGGAACAATAGGAAGAAGTGAGTTGTGTTAATACCTGGTTTATCAGTTCCTGATACTGCTGAACCTCCTGAAATCAAAGAAGCTTGTACTAGAGGTACATTTTTTCTTCCTGAACCTTGAAGATTCCATTCAAAATCATCATCTGAATCAAGCATTAAGGGTTTAAACTGATTTAGGTAAGAATCAAGATCCATACCAAAATTTACATTGTAAATACGAGTCAAAAGCTGACTAGCTTTTTGAGGCTCTATATTAAACAATGCTCCTAAGTGGTTAGCTGTTGTCAAGCCAGACCAATTAGTAGATTCATACATCTGTAGAGGACTAATTTTCATTTGTTGTTGTTTTTAATTTATTGTTTATATTTAGTTTATTTGTTATACTTTTTTAAGAAGCCAGACACTCCTTTTAACATAGAGGCTGTTGTATCTTCATCATCAACAATTCCGTCTTTACCTGCTTTATAAACAGGAGTTTTATTAACTGTTTCTGCGACTTTTTGAGTAGCTACAGTAGTAGCTTTTTTCATGATAGTTGAAAAATCTGTAAATCCTTTTGTTAATTTGGCAATATGATTTAATCTTATTTCAAACCCTATAGGATCTTCAGCTCTAAGCTTTTGGATTTCACTGATAGGGGCTCCATTCTCATCACGTCCTACTGGTGTGGTTAATGACTTATATAAAGATTCCACATCCTTTGTTGTAAGCTTGATTCCTGGAACTATCTCTTTATCTTTAAAACTTTCAGCTGTTTTTTTAATTGATGCTAAAGTTTCTTGATTTCTTTTTTGAGTCTCTTCTTGTTGTTTTTTTGTTTCTTCCTTTAATTTGATCTCTCTCTGTTTCTCAAAATTTACTAGTTCTGGTAGAACTTCTTCTACTTCTTTTCCTAGTTCTTCTAGATCTTCTAATCTAGCGATTTCTTTATCTATTTTAGCTTGACTGAAATTTGTTGTTTTTTTAAGATATTCACTATATACAGTTTTTTGAAGATTTGTATCTTCTTTTAATTTTTCTGTGTCTATAGATGAATATTTTATTTCAGCTGATTTTATATTGATTAGTTCTTCTAATGGAACTCCGTCTTCATAATTATCAGCTAGATACTTAATAATTGGAGGTAGAGAGTTTTTATATTCTTCTACCATTTGTTTAGCTCCGTGGAATTTTTCTTCTTCAAAGATGGCTTTTAATCCTTCAACTGTACCATCAAACTCATCTAATTTAATCTCTTGATTAATTACTCCTTCTTTTTGAAGGGCTTGTGTGAATAGTTTGAGTGAGTCTGTCTCTGTTTGATCATCTCCAGGTGCTGGAGTTGTAGATTCTGTAGTTGTGCTTGTTGTAGAAGCAGTTGTTGTACTAGTAGTTTCTGTAGTGTCTCCATCTAGATCAATTTCTAATAAACCTGCTTCCTTATCTAACTTCTCTTGTTCTGCTGTTTTAGCCTGAGTTTCTGCTGCTTTTTTAGTAGCGATAGCTGAATCTACTTCTGTTGTTTGATCTGGATTATCTAGATCAATCTCTAGTGACCCTGGTTCTGAGAATATGGCTTTATCCAATCCCAAAAACAAGTCTTTTGTATTTTTAACTTCTTCTGTACTTAAGTTATTTATCATTTTTTATTAAATTGGTTACAAATATATGCATTATTTATATTATAATCAATACTTATGATATAATATAATGCTCTTCATTATAGCTAATTATTACTTAACTGCTTATTTTAAATTTTTTAATTTATATAAAGTTTCATAACAAAGCTCTATAACACCGTCTATTTGATTCTGAATATAGCTGTCTGGACATATAGATTGTCTATTTGTTTCTGTCCATTTAACTAAACTTTCTAAGTATGAGGTAGCATCTAATTGTTCATTAATTGTCTCATTAGTATATCCAGACATTATCCCATATTTACCCTGATAGCTTTCAGCTATTGAATCTGCAAGTCCTACTATTGAATCATAAAAATCATTTAGCGCCTTATGCTGGGCATATGAATTCGTTTTTAAATGTAGGATATGTGTTTGAGTTCTACTAGCAAATAGTTTACTTATAAACTCACTCATTTTATTT